AAACTGTAACAATAAATTGTAACAGCGATGGACAACAAAGAACGGGAGAAATACGTTGGCAGTTTATGGATACACTCGCGTCTCGACTGAAGACCAGATTGAGAACACATCGCTTGACGATCAAGCACGCCAAATCCAAGGCATCGCGCTCACACATAATTTGGAACTGATGCATATCTACGAAGAGCGGGGCGTCTCCGGCGGTGTCCCACTGCTCCGCCGAGAAGAAGGCTGCAAGCTGGCGTTCCTCCGGCCGGGCGATACTGTTATCGTATCGAAGCTAGACCGTATGTTCCGTGACGCACGGGACGCACTAAACGTGATTGCCGACTGGGAGACGGCGAGCATTAATCTTATCATCAACGGCTACGGCAATGTGATGGACAAGGCCAACCCGAACGGCCGCTTCATGCTAGAGATCATGGCCGTCTTCTCCGGCGAGGAGCGCCGCCGTATCAGAGAACGTGTCACCGCCGGTAAGAGAGCGAAGAAGTCACAAGGAGGATACGTCGGTGGCAAAGTGCCGTTCGGCTTTAAGAAGTCAGGCACAGGCCGCAAGGCCAAGCTGCATCCAGAACCAAACGCGCAGGACGCATTGATAACAATGAAAGCCGCACGCGTTAAAGGTCATAGCTACCGCGATATTGCTATTATCGTAGCAAAGCGTCATGGTATATCAGTTAGCCATCAAACAATCGCACGCGTAATAAGGGGAGATAAGAATGACGAAATCTGAACCGAACTTCTTTCTGGAGTTCTTGAAGAAGTACCGCGATGATCCCGTAGGGTTCGTGCGCGATATTCTACGAACGAAGCCAGACCCTTGGCAAATCGAGTTTCTCAAGGCCATCAGCGCGGGCAACCGTAGGATCAGCGTCCGCTCAGGCCACGGTGTCGGTAAGTCTACAGCCGCAAGCTGGGCCATGCTGCATTACTTTCTAACGCGGTATCCGGTGAAGGTAGTTGTTACCGCGCCGACATCCGCACAGTTGTTCGATGCGATGTTCGCGGAACTGAAGCGATGGGTGAACGAACTGCCTGAAGTCTTGAAGGTTCTGATCGAAGTCAAGGCCGACCGTATCGAATTGAAGGCCGCAGCCAGTGAAGCCTTTATCTCCGCCAGAACGAGCCGAGCAGAAACGCCTGAAGCCTTGCAGGGTATCCACGCCGACAACGTGCTGCTCGTCGCCGACGAAGCGTCCGGTATACCTGAAAGTGTGTATGAAGCTGCGTCCGGTTCTATGTCTGGCCACAATGCGACGACGCTTCTTCTCGGCAACCCTACGCGAAACACCGGATTATTCTACGATACGCACAATCGTCTGAAGGGCGAATGGAAAACCTTCCATGTTAGCTGCCTCGACAGCCCGCGTGTGTCCGATGCGTTCGTTAAAGAAATGCAGTTACGCTACGGCGAGGACAGCCCCGCATACCATGTGCGCGTTCTCGGTAACTTCCCGCCGCGTGAAGAAGATACGGTTATTCCCGTTGAGTTGATCGACAGCGCCATGAACCGCGAGATTAAGATTAGCCCAGCCACAAAAAGCGTATGGGGCTTAGACGTTGCGCGTATGGGTTCGGATGCTTCCGCACTCGCCAAGCGGCGCGGCCCGGTTGTTGAAGAGATACAGACTTGGAAAGGTCTGGACCTGATGCAGCTAACAGGCGCAGTCGTGGCCGAGTTTGAGGCGCTAACGCCATCGGAGCAGCCAGTCGAGATACTGGTCGATAGCATCGGGTTGGGGGCGGGTGTGCTTGACCGTCTGCGCGAACTGGGTCTGCCAGCGCGGGGGATCAACGTCGCGGAAAGCCCCGCGATGAAAGGGACTTACGCCAACCTACGCGCCGAGTTGTGGTTCAAGTGCAAAGGGTGGCTGGCGAACCGTGACGTTAAGATACCGAAGGATGAGCAGTTGTTCGCCGAGTTGGCGGCTCCGCGTTACACCTTTACCTCGTCGGGCAAGATGCAGGTCGAAAGTAAGGAGAGCATGAAGAAGCGCGGGCTTTCATCGCCGGATAAGGCGGATGCGTTGTGCCTGTGCCTCGCTACCGATATATCAACTATCATGCACGGATATTCAATGGCCAACAAGAGCGGGGCCTTACGGCGGAACATAAAGGGGATTGTTTGACATAAGATAATGTTGTGATATATTTGTTTTGCTCGGCAGGTTTTTTCTCTCCCTCTTCCTGCCGGGCATCATGGGGTGTGCGAGGCTGTGCCGCCGGTAATAGCGACTGAACGATATGATGTAACTCCTGCATTTCGTTCTAACCGCGCCGCCATCCCACTTTTTTTGCTTTTCTGCGAACTTTAGGTTATAGACGGCCAAAGGGAGCATACCCGTGGAATTAAAGACTTGTCCGAAATGCGGCGAAGAAAAGCCGATTGACGACTTCTATTTTCAAAGACGCGTCTGTAAGCCGTGTGTGCGTGAACACCAACGCCGCTTCAGAGACTCCCAGCCAGACTACAACCATACCCGTAATCTCCAACGGCGATACGGCCTTAGTGTCGATGAGTATCAAACACTCCTCACCAACCAGAATTTTTCGTGCCCTATTTGTGAGGTAGAAATATCTGATACAATAGAGTATAAGGGAAAGCGACCAGTTGCCGTTGACCACAACCATGAGACGGGTGATGTTCGCGGTATACTTTGTTCGATGTGTAATTTAATGCTAGGCCACGCGAGAGAAAACACCAGTATTCTTTACAGGGCCATCGTGTATTTGAGTGAGCGCGGCGCGTATACGCCAAAGAAATAGGTTTGATTGCATGGTTGCGAAGCGTTTTCAAAATCCGAAGGGTGGCCTCAATGAAGCGGGGCGCAGCCACTTCAAGAAGACCGAAGGGGCCAACCTGAAAGCGCCTGTTAAATCAGGGGATAATCCACGGAGGGCATCATTCTTAGCGCGTATGGGGAACATGCCGGGGCCGGAGCGTAATGCGAAAGGCGAACCAACCCGCCTCTTGTTATCGTTGCAAGCGTGGGGTGCGTCATCTAAAGCAGACGCGAAGTCGAAAGCCAAAGCCATATCCACTCGTAACAAGGGGAAGTCCAAATGAAGAAACCAACTAAGGCCGACAAGAAGGTGGCCAAGGTCATGGGCGAATATAAGCGTGGCACTTTGCACGCTGGTGTAAACCCCAAAGGCCCTGCAAAGGCTCCCTTGGCTAAATCGCGTAAACAGGCTATAGCGATTGCTCTGTCTGAAGCTGGCAAGTCCAAAAAGAAGTAAGGCTAAAATATGGCATATCGCAATAACCGTAAGCCGAATAAGGCCGAGATGGCTAAGAACAACCGTATGTATCAAGATACCGGGGTTCCTAACGCCAACTCTGAAAACGGCGATAGCGAAGACAAGACCAAAGAGACTGAGATTGAACTCGCCGATGGCACAGAGATTTCTATCGAAGAGCCAGAGATGGAAGACGAGCAGGTAGAAGAGCCTGTATCCGAAGAAGAACTTCAGAACATTATCACCGCCGAGATTGACGACGCGCAAGATTATATCGACGATGTGATCTCGCCGGAGCGTGCGCTTGCGGGCCAGTATTATAAGGGCGAACCCTTCGGCAACGAAGAGGAAGGCCGCTCTCAGGCAATGTCGATGGATGTACGAGATACTGTACAGGCCATGATGCCGTCGATCATGAAAGTATTTTTCGCGGCGAACAACGTCGTCGAGTTTGCGCCGAACGGCCCAGAAGATATTGATAGCGCGCAGCAGGCGACGGATTATGTTAACTACTGCCTGACACGCGACAATAACCTATTCAACGAATGCTATTCCACATTTAAGGACGCGCTGATCCGTAAGAACGGTATCATGAAAGTCTGGTGGGATACCGAAAAAGATGTCACGACCCACTACTTCACGGGTCTGGACGAGGCTACCTTCTCGGTCCTTCAGGCCGATGTCAATATCGAAGTTAAGGACGTAGAGATAAGCTACGGCGAAACTATCACCGAAACGCCGATGGGCATGATGGGCCAAACGCAGCCAGCGACCTACGATTGTACAGTAGTCCGTACAGTTGAGAAGGGCCGTCTGTGCGTTCAGTCTGTACCGCCAGAAGAGTTTTTGATCGACCGCCGTGCGCGCTCTATCGAAACCGCCGAGTTTGTGGCCCACCGTCGTTACGTTACCGTATCCGATCTTGTGAAGATGGGTTATGACTTCGATGAGGTTCAAGACCTTGGCTACGAAACCTTAGATGACTTCGAAGGCAACGAAGAAGCCTTCGACCGTAACCCGCAAGCATTCGTTCAGATCACAGGCCGCACAGATACGACATCTCGCAAAGTCCTTTACATTGAGGGCTATGTGTATGTTGACATGGACGGCGACGGGATCGCGGAACTTTGCCGCGTCTGCGTTGCTGGCACGGCCAACAAGATACTTCACTACGAACCCTGCGACTTTATTCCGTTCGTAGACTTCTGCCCTGATCCAGAGCCGCACACATTCTTCGGCATGTCGATTGCCGACGTGACGATGGACATTCAGCTTATCAAGTCGAATATCCTGCGCAACACGCTCGACAGCTTGGCGCAGTCGATCCACCCACGCACGGGCGTAGTCGAAGGCCAAGTCAATCTCGAAGACGTGATGAACACCGAAGTCGGCGGCATCATTCGTATGCGTGCACCGGGCATGGTGCAGCCGTTCACGATGCCGTTCGTTGGGCAGCAAGCCTTCCCGATGTTGCAGTACATGGACGAACTGCGCGAGAACCGTACAGGTATTTCCAAGGCTGCGGCCGGTCTGGATGCAAACGCGCTTCAGTCTTCGACCCGCGCTGCTGTTGCAGCCACGATCTCGGCTGCGGCTCAGCACATCGAACTGATCTGCCGTATTTTCGCCGAGACGGGCATGAAGGGTCTGTTCAAGAAATCGTTACAGCTTATCACCAAGAACCAAGACGCACCGCGCATGGTGCGTTTGCGCAACTCGTTCGTTCCGATTGACCCGCGTGTGTGGGACGCGAACATGGACGTTGTAGTGAATGTCGCTCTTGGCACTGGCAGCAACGAAGAGAAGATGGCTTTCTTAGGCCAAGTCGCCGCCAAGCAAGAGATGCTCATGCAGATGGGCGCGCCATTGGTTGACATGCAGGGCTACTACAATACGCTGGCGCAGATGATGGCGCTGGCTGGATACAAAGACCCGACTGTGTTCTTCAAAGACCCAGCCATGATGCCGCCTCCGCCACCGCCTGCGCCACCGCAGCCGACACCGGAAGAGATGTTGTCTCAGGTTCAGATGGAAGCAATTCGTGCGGACATCCAGAAGAAGGCAGCCGAACTTGAGTTGCAGCGTGAAGAGATGCTGCGCAAGGACGACCGTGAGCGCGACAAACTCGATGCCGACCTAATGATCAAGGCGGCTGAACTTGAAGCCAAGTACGGAGCGCA